GAATCGGCGCCCCATCCCTGGGGCGCCTTTACCGCTTAGGCGACAACCGCGCCGGAGAAGCCGCGGTAGTCCTGAACGGAACCACCGTAGATGTGCCGGATCTTGTACTTGATCTGGTCATTGCTGAACAAGCTTCCTTGCGTCGGGCTGTCCTGCACGAACAGTTCCGGTTCCTCGCGGCCGCCGTAGAAGCCGACCTCGATCAACGGGACGGATGCCTTGTCCGCCGTCAGCCACCAGTTGTTGGTGTCGGTCCAATAGGGAACCACGTGTACCTTGGGCTTGCGGCTCTGGGTAAACGTTTCGTCGTTGTTCGTCGAGCGGACGAACAGATCAAACGCGGCTTCCTCAAGATCCGTCGGCACATACAGGTGCCGCGCAACCAAGCCGACGCGCTCGCTGCTGCCGGCCTCAGCCTGCTTCAGCATCGCCAGCCGAGCGGCCGCAAAGCTCGCTGCGGACAGCGCCGTTGCGCCCAGGTTGGCGTGCGTTGCGTGGGCCAGAGCTACCGCGTCGTAGATCGCCCCATTGGTCGCCATGAAGTCGAGCACGAAGCGATACAGGGTCTGCTTCGCCGCCTGCGCCAACTTGACCGGCAGGCGCCGGATAGCACCTACGTCGTCGTTGGCGATCGCCTCCAGGGAGATCGTCTCGACGCCACCGCGCTTGGTCGCCGCGTAGGTCGCTTCCTCGTCGGCCGGCGAGGCCAGTGCGGCATAGGCACCGTTCTCAGCCACCGCGGGCAGGTTGCCGTAGCCACCCATGCGCGTGCGGCGCTGGGTGCGGAAATCGTTGACCGGCACCACGTCGACCAGATCGCGCCAGTCGTCCCACATATTGCTCTGCGTGTAGTCGCGGACCATCGCGCGAGTGATCGAATCGCCCAGCACCTCACCGAACGTGCTGGCGCTGATCGCCTCAGCGAAGCGGCTGCCGCCCAGCGCCTCAGCGAGGCGGGAGCGATTGCAATGGGCGAGCAATCCGGACACACCACGATCACCGGTGATGTCGATATACGCCTCGCGGAACGAGCCCGGCCGCTTGGACGGATCGAACAGATCGTCCAGCTGCTGGCGCACCTTGTCGGCGCGGTCCTGTCCGGACTGTACCGAGCCCTGGCCGAGACCCGTGATCGGCGTCTCGACGAAGCGCTGCAGGTAGGCGCGTTCCGCGGTGATCGCCGTGGCGACATCCGCTTCGGAAAAGCGCGCGCGGCCAGCGAAGTCCGCCTGCAGGCGCTCGATGGCGGGCTCGGGCAGACCGCTCGCGGCAATCGCCTGGCGCGCAGTCAGCCGCGCCTCGACCATGCGGATTTGCTCTGCGAAGTCGGCGTTCTGGTGGTTGCCGGCGGTAGCTTCAACGGCCTCGCGGAACGCACCCGCGACCGCATCGTCAGTGGCACCCGCCAGGGCAGCGGCCCGCGCCGGGTTGATCTTGTTCAGCAGGGCGAGCATCTGCTCACGGTTCATGAGACTCTCCGAGTTCGAACGGGGGTTTTGCACGGCTTCGGCCAGCCTGATGAGCTGGCCACCAGCGCCGGGTTCTGCGACCACGTCGACCGACGTGACCTTGCGAATGCTTTTCGCCTCTCGATAACGCCCGGCTTGCTTCCACTCGCCCAGCGCGTCGATCGAAAAGCCGTAGGTGTCCGGGATGTCCGACGCGATCGCTTCGCGAAAGCGGTTGGCCCAGCCGGTGGATTCGATGACCGTGATATCGGCGAGCACTTCGCCGCCGATGGCGGATTCAACGAATCGGGAATTGGACAGCCGGCCAACGATCTTGCTGGCGTCGCGCTTGGCGTCGCCGCCGGCAATGTGCTCGGCGTCGCTGACCGCGTACACGCGCACGCCGTTGAACAGCGGCGCCGACTCGCGAAGCACGGCGCTCGGGTAGTCCACGCCATTCAGCGACAGGCCCGAGCGGATGACACGGATCACGAAGCGGTTGCCGGGCTTGTCGTCGCTGGACTTCACCGCCTCGACGAGCTGACCGGCGACAGGCACCGGCTCCATCACCACCTCGCGCGCCTCGCCGAGGACGATTTCGGTGGTGTCGCTGACCGAGTATGCGAAGGCATAGAGCTTGCCGTTCCGGCGCACCACGACCGAATCGGTATAGACCGCTTCCGGCCACACCCACTCATCCTTGCCGAGGCCGTAGTGGGCGCGGAGCGCGGCTTGCAGCAGGTTGGTGGTCAGCTCGAACGAGAGCTTTGCCTCGATCAGCGGACCTTCGATGATCCCCTCGGCCTCGACGAATCGCCCGCTCGTGGTCAGTGCTGCCATGCAGGCCAGCCCGGCGATGATGGCGGTCGCCAGCGCGTTGCGCCTCACAGCGACACCTCGACCTTGAACGCCCGTGTCGCCGTCAGCACCACCAGCACCCAGCGATCCGGGTACTCGCGCGCGGCGATCACATCCGTGATCTCCGGCCGCGGCGCGCAGGCCTGGCAGAGCACTTCGGTGGGGATGTTGGCCTGGACCGCGGCCGAATGGACCCGCAGGTCCTGGGTGATCTCGCCGAGGCCAGCCCGCGCGCCGCCGGTGTCTCCATCGGAAACTGCCCCTGCCTGGGCACCATCGCCGGCGGCGCGCTGCTGGGTACCGCTCTCGCTCTCGGGAATTTCGGTCACATGGTCAGTCGGCGCAGAGCCCGCGGGCAGTAACGAGCTGCCCGCGGGTTGCTTTCCGGCCCCGACCTGGCTGGACTGGTTGCCTGCGGCAGACGCCGCATCAGCCGCGCCAGTAGGCGCAGCAGGCGTGTTGGGTTTTGCAGGGCGGGGCTTGGCCATTTGCTGCTCTCGACGTGGAATCGCATCGCGAGGTGCAGGTTCAATCAGATGGGTGCCGCGGGTCTTGTGACGCGCGTCGAAGAGGGGTTACTAGATAAGCCGATAAGTAGGTAGCTAGATAAGCCGCCTGGTCCCCTCACATAAACTAGCCGGGCCCATCCCGCACCACAATCAACCCAGCGCCTCGCGCCTGGTCAACCGTTGCGCCAATCGCAATCTCGGCCGGCGTCAATTCCTGCCGGCGCTCGAGCGTCATTTCACCGGTGCCGCGATCGATTCGCACGGTGCTCGCGCCAAGCGTCGAACCGTTGACCACGGGAATCGACATGCACCCGCAATTGATCGTATTGCTGGCGCTGCCATTTGGATCGCGCGGATGCATCAGCCGTTCACCGGCCACCATGAATGGCTCAGCCGCCAATACCACCTGGTTGTGTGCGCGCACATGATCAACGCGGGGATGGATTTTCCCGCTCTTCAACCAGCGCTTGCGTAGGCCAGGCACTTGCGGCGCCGCTTCGATCATTGCCGCATGCGTCGCCATCGCATGCGCGCGCCCAACCTCGGTGTAGATAATCGTCTGCGCCCGACGCCGCGGCGATCCGAGTATTTGCGAAACCTGCGTAATCGCGTCCGCCTGCGCCGTGGTGCCGATCAGCGACTGAGAGATCACCGTATTGATCCGCGAAATCGCATCGCGTCCAACCCCCGAGATTCGATCCGTCAGAAGCTGCTGCACGCTGGCCAGCGCGCGCGGATTAATCCGAGTGCCGACGGTGACATTCAAGCCACCTGCCGCCAAAGGCGCGCTGACCATCTGCATGCCGGCCTCCCACGCCGCACCAGCCGCCATCCCGGCAATCTGCGCGGCACCGGCCGACCAGGCCGTGATCTGCCGCTCAACCTCTGCCAGCAATCGCGTGCGCGCCGTGCGCCGAGAATCCGTCAGCTCACTCGCCAACTCGGCAAGAATTGTGGCGCGCGCCGTCTCCAACTCCGCCAGCACCTGGTCAATCGCCGCCTTCTGCAACCTCGGCAGCTTCGCCAACTGGCGCCGGATTTCAGCGCGGTAGGATTGGAGCGGGGTCACTGCGACTCCAGATGCTCGCAGAGTGTCAAAGGCGGGCTCACGGTGAACTTGAATCCGTCCATTTCGACTGTTGACACGCCACGAAGATGGGCGCGGATGTCCACATCGATCCCGCGCTCGATGCGCCTCTTGTGAGCCCGTATCAACGAGACAATCGGACGCTTCCTACCCGCTGCAGTGAGCGGGGCTGAACGTAGATAGAGCACCGACTTGACTGCCTCGGCACTCGCACCGACACAAACTCGCGCCAACGCGTCCTGCGCCGTAATCGTCCATGTATGCCGACTATCGGCAACAAACTGCAGTGATGCAGAAAGCGTGGCAATCAATGCATTAGCATCTGCTTCATCGTGCAGTACGTCGCAGCCACGAGGTCTGAGTAATCGCGGCCTTCCTGAAATGAGCTGGAGGTATGCGCGAACCGCGCGCATCGGCCCCGCTTCTTGGGGCCAGAACACCACCAGTTCAAACACAGGACCGAATCCTGAGAGAGCGAAGGCACGCGGCGGGGCTGATATGCGACGGAAGTAGTTAAAACGATGGTAGGAAGCTATGCAGCCGCCGGTACTAGCATCGGCGCCGAAGCTGCAGCAGCCCTCGGCCGGAATGCCATCTTTGCCGTCAACGAAACCATTGAATATCACCCGATCAGGAGAGGGGATGAACACTCCGACGCGTCGCGCCTGCTGCAGTTGCGGGAAGCCAACCGCTGCCCAACTCGGTTCGCCATGCCCACGACCTTCGAGCTTTGTTTCGTATTGCGCAATGATCGCCGCGGTCACGTACCGCTCAAAATCCGGGTGAGTCCAATTGTCCATCTCGCGCGTCACTCCGCCGAATTTTCGTCACCATCCACCACCGCCGGCTCAAAACGTCCCGGATCGCCACCATCATCCGACCGCTGCTGTTGTGCCTTCTGCATCTCTTCGGAAACGTCGACTTCAACGCCCAGTTGTGCGGCCAGCGACGCGAGCAGCGCCACCACGGTTTCACGGGTGAAGAGGCCCTCGGCGATCGCCTGCGCACCAGCGGCCACCAGCTGCTGGAACGCGCTCGCGTATTTCGTCGTGTCCTTTGCGGTGAGCGACGGCCACTCAACACGCACCGAGTCTAGGATGGTTTCCTGCTGCTGCGTAGGGTCGCGCTCGAGCACGCCCCATGCCGCGCGCAGCACATAGCGCATGGTCTCGGCCAGGACAAAGCCGAGGTAGGTCTGTCGCGACTCCAGCACGCGCTCGGTCGGTTCGGCCATGCCCTGGCTGTTGCTCTTGTTCGCGTCCTCACCATCGGCAAACCACGTGGGCGGCAGGGTGCGGCTGCCCAGGATGTGATTGCGGAACAGCCGCGCACCGGCCGCAGCCTCGTAACTCGCAAGGGTGGGCGACACCGCGGCCCAGGTCTCACTGTCGTTGTGCACGCGCACGCTGTTCGGTGCCGGCGCCGCGATCTCCTTCGCGCGCTGGTCCACCACCGCCTTGTCCGCACCCTTCAGGGTCACGTCCCAGACGTAGTTGCGCAGGTGGTCGGCGCGATCCAGCTCGCCGTACAAGAATTCGTCGTAGGCATCCAGCCAGTCGCACAGCGGCAGCAGATCGCTGCGTCCGCGCAGGCCAGCGCTGAGATCGTTGATCCGGAAGAACAGGCAGTCTCCGTCCACCATCTGCGCGCGCATCGCCCGTGCCGCACGGCCGAATGCAGCCTCGCGCACATTGACGATCACCCGGAACGTCCGCTTCTTGCCGGCAGCGTCGGCGACGGTGCGCACCCCGATCGGCTGCTCGATATTGTCCGGATCCGGGATCACGTCGTCGATCAGCGCCGGATCCAGATAGCCGAATCGAACGAACCCGGTTGCCGGGTTGCGAAACACCGGCCAGCACTGCTCACCAAACAGCGCGAGCTCACGCGCCCGCTTCGGCAATTTCAGATCCCAGCAATTGAGTCCGTCCTTCCAGTGGCGCGAAAGAATCTCCTGCGCGTCCTTATCGTCGGCCGCCACGCGGCAACCCTTGCCGAGCATGTATGCGATCGGCAATTCGATCAAACGATTCGCCAGACCATTGCGCTCCCACAGAAACGCGGCCAGGCGCTGCATACGTTGTTGTGTGACCGGTTCCAGATCGCGCTGAGAGTCAGTCGACAAGCGCCGCCACTGGTCGTCGTCGGCATCGATACTCGCGCCGGCAGACTCGACCATCCGCCCAAAACCCAGCGCACCCAAGATTGAAGTGAACAAACCCATTGATTAATCCTCGGGGAAGCGTTCCGGAACGGCCTGTTTGCGATTCGACGCGCTCAGCCGGGCCGACATGGCCTCCCGACGCTGCGCGCGCTCCTGTGCCCGCTGATGCGTTCGTTCTTTGATTGGGCCGAACATGCCTCCTGATCGGTTCCCGCGGCTCGGTGTGAATCCCCCGGGCTTTGCATCGACAGTCTCGCCGGCAGACGGTTGCGCGCCACCCACTGCCGCCGACCAGGCCAGCACACCGGACACTGCCGAGTCTCCATGTCGCGGCAATCCATCGCTGCCCTTGGTGCGACTTGCGCTCATGCGCGGACTGCCTGCGACAAGCACGACTTGGCGGTGATCGTCGATCACGTCCTCAGTCGCTGGAATGCCGCGGTTCTGGCCTTCGAACGCCGCCTTGTATTTCGGGAACCACTCGTCGTACCACTGACCGGTGAGCTGCACGCATTCCACGCGATCGCTGCCGTATTCCTGCATCAACGCCTCAGCGTGACTGTGGCCGTTGCCGCGCGCGTCGAGTTTCCAACGTCGCCATGAAGGCAGGTTGTCGCCCACCCAGCGCGCGATACGCTGCTGCACATCGAATGGAATGTTGCGCATCTCGACCATTACCACGGTGTCCCACCGCGTCGGTGACTTCTGCCCGAGCACATCGATTGTTGACAGATCGCCAGAACGCCCGAAGTCCTGTCCCAGTGCGTAGTCGACCCCGCGATGCGTATTTCGCCCCATCGTGACCGGTGATTTCGCTAAGGCGTGACCGGTCGTTTCGCTAAAGTGTGACCGCCCGTTTCGGTAACTCGTGACCGATTTCTGGGGGTTTCCGAAATCATCGGTCACGG